CATAAGTGTATAAATATTTAGTGTTAAAAATGGAATATATATATACATACGATATAGCTTAAGAGTAGGGAATGCCGTAGCAATTTGACCCATAACTATGCAATTGCAAAATGATACGCGGCGCAAAAATGGGGGCTAAGTGCTTTAAGGTAAATTTTGATCCCCTCGCCCTCTAGCTGAAATTTTCAAGCCACGCGCCCGCTAGCTGATAGCTATATGCTAGGGGCTAATTGATGACAATTTGACCTATAATAGCTAGCGGCCTTATATCTAAAGGGCTTGCGGGCTTAATGGCCTTGAGAGCCTTATTCTATATGGGGGTTTTTTTGCCTATCAAAATCGAAAAAGGGGGTCATTAAATTACCCCCACACCGCAGGGGCGCTTTTAGTACTCAGCACTATGCAAAAAAGTCTTTTACAAATCGGCCAGAAAAATTTTTAAAAAATAAAACTAAGTTAGTAACTACTAACATAATAGCAAAAAACAGCTTGTTTGCACTTTATAGGGTTTATGAGTAGAATCAGAGCATCTTTAACTTTTGGGGGTTCTATGCCGCGTTTCACACCTGACCCTCTGTTCTATTCTATTGAGTACAAAGCGACCAAGATTAGGGCGACGGAAGATGAGATCGAGCGTATTTACGACGCTGCTTTTTGCGGATTGACCGGCGACGCGTTGGCCATCGAAGCAGGGTTTTTACCTAAAGACTTTATGATCCTATGCCAATCTGACCCACAAGCAGAATTGGCCGCAATCAAAGGTAAAGCTGCAAGCGAAAAACAAATATCAGCTGCGCTTACCCGCAATGCTTTAGGCGGAGATACAAAAGCTGCGCTTGAAATCCTTAAACACAAGCATGGCTGGGTTGCAGCCAAGCCTGAAGGTGAGTCAAACGGCGATATTCGCATTATTGTTGAAAACTCATTACCTGATCCAGCAATGAAAAAATAATGGCAAACGACCGCAGGGTTAAACTTCCAGTTTTACATTCAGGGCAAGAAGCCCTGTTTTTACAGCAAGAACGGCTAAACGTCACCCGCTGCGGCCGACGCTGGGGTAAAACACGCTTTTTGGAATGGTTAGCTGCGCGCGGAGCGTCAAACGGCAAGTCCGTCGGCATTTTCGCGCCCGAGCATAAGCAGCTTGCCGAACCTTGGGATCACCTACGCGACATCCTAGACCCCATCTATAAAACGGCCAATCGCAACGATGGTACGATCAAACTGATTGGTGGCGGCAAGGTAGATTTTTGGGCGCTCAACGATAACGAGTTGGCTGGGCGCGGGCGCGAGTACGACCTAGTGCTGATCGACGAGGCTGGATTTACTAAGTCACCGCAGATGAAGGAAGAAATTTGGTACAAATCGGTCAAACCAACCATGCTGACAACAAGAGGTATTGCGTGGGTGTTCAGTACACCAAACGGCGTTGATCCAGACAACTTTTTCTGGGCGGCGTGTAACGATGAGTCGATGGGCTTTAACTCTTTCCATGCACCTACTAGTACAAACCCTTATGTACCGCTAGACGAATTAGAGCGTGAGCGCGTCAGAAACCACCCAATGGTGTTTCGCCAAGAGTATTTGGCTGAATTTGTCGATTGGTCTGGGGTGGCGTTTTTCTCAGTGGAAAAATTGCTGGTCAATCAGCAGCCCGTCGAAATACCGACAAAATGCGACAGCGTGTTTGCCGTCATGGATTGCGCGGTCAAAGGCGGTAAAGAACATGATTCGACTGCGGTGATTTATTTTGCCTACAATGAACATTTCGGCATTCCGTTGACGATTTTGGATTACGACGCAGTAAATATTGACGGCGCAATGCTAGAAAATTGGATTCCAAGCGTATTTTCTAAATTAGAAGAATTGGCCAAGATGACTGGCGCCCGGCAAGGTGTGACCGGTACATTTATTGAAGATACGGCGGCTGGTTCGATCCTGTTGCAACAAGGCCGCAATCGCGGATGGAACGTGCATGAGATTGATAGCAAACTCTGTCAAGCAGGCAAAGACGAGCGCGCAATCAGCGTGTCGGGCTATTTTCACCAAGAAAAGCTCAAAATATGCGATTACGCGTACAATAAAACGCTGAACTTGAAGGGTACAACCCGTAACCACCTTTTAACTCAGATGACCAACTTCCGTATTGGCGACAAAGACGCCAACAAACGAGCTGATGATTTATTAGATTGTATGGTGTATGGTTTGGCAATTGGCGTAGGCAATAAGCTGGGTTATTGATATACTTGCGCATAAACTAGGATTTTAAGGATCAATAATGGCCGAGATCAGTGTAAGTAGCACGAATTTACCGTCACAACTAATGCAACTGCTACAGGCTGACGCGATTGAGCCGGGTACGCCAGCAGGCTACGAGCTATGTAAAATCATATTCGAGTACCATCCTTTAGCGTCCAAAATTATTGAAAAGCCAATCGTATTGGCGCTTTCCAAGCCCCGCATTATCACTGTTGATATGCAGCCAAAAGAAATGCTGATTAAAGCATTTATGGAAGAATGGAATTCTTTAGACGCCACCAATGTAATCCGGGACGTTACATTCTTAAAGCGTGTGTATGGTGTATCCGCCGTAGTGTTTGGCGCCGAAGGCATACCAACTGACAAACCAATTGATCCTTGGACTTTGCCTGACCTAAACATCTACATCAACAAGCTCGATCCACTGAACTTGGCTGGGTCTGTAGTCACAAACCAAAACCCTAACGCGCCCGACTTCCAGCAGCCTAAGCCTTATGTAACTGCTGCCGGGCAGCCGTACCATCCAAGCCGTAGCTGCGTAGTGTTCAATAACACTCCAATCTACTTGGCCTATCAATCATCTGGCTTCGGATACACTGGCCGTTCAGTGTTTCAGCGCGCGTTATACCCGCTGAAATCATTTGTTCAGTCAATGATTACCGACGATATGGTGACGACCAAAGCGGGTCTTTTAATTATTAAACAAAAAGCCGCTGGGTCAATTGTCAATCGGGCAATGCAAATTGCATCGGGTATTAAACGCAGTTACTTGCAACAAGGTACAACTGGTAACGTACTGACCATTGACGTAGATGAAGATATTGAGTCTATTGATCTAAATAACACCGATACAGCAATGACTACCGCTAGGGATAACATTATTGCTAATATTGCGTCTGCTACTGACACGCCAGCTTTGTTGCTAAAGGATGAAGCGTTCACTAACGCGTTTGCCGAAGGTACTGAGGACTCTAAAGCCATTGCTCAGTATGTAACGGGTATTCGTAATGACATGAGAACCTTGTTTGAGTTCTTTGACAATATCGTAATGTACCGCGCATGGAATAAGCAGTTCTTTGCAGCCGTTCAAAATAAATACCCTGACATTTATGCCAATATGACCTACGAGGAAGCCTTCTATCAATGGAAGGACGCCTTTAAGCCATCATGGGAAAATCTCATTGAAGAAACCCCAAGTGAAAAGGTCAAGACCGATAAAGTTAAGCTAGAAGGCATGACAGAGATGCTGCGCACCCTATTGCCAGTCATTAACCCTGAAAACAGAGCATTGGCGATTCAGTGGGCGCAAGACAATTTGGCTGAAATGCCAGAAATGTTCAAATCGACTATGCAGCTCGATATTGACGAGATCGCTGAATACGAACCACCAGTTCCCCTTTCTGCACCGACTGAGCCACCGTCTAAGGAATAAGCGTGACATTCTACGAATGCCTCACTGCGGCAATCAATGATTTCATGCGTTATGGTTTTGACAGCCAAAAACGCCTTGAAACATGGGTTAAAAAGCTGCGCGAATCGGCTGTAAAATCATTAATTACAGAAAAACAGATGCAAAAAGAAGTTGAACGCGCTTTGCACACTGCTTTTACCCGTTTGGTTACTAAAGGCGGGCTTGTAAACAAGGATGTGAGCAAATTCACGATTGATAAGCTCAAGCCTAAAATGCGGGCAGAATTAGACCGCCGCATCATGGCCAGCGCCAATTTGATTCAATTTAACCGCGAAGAAACGATCAGCAATACATTGCGCCGCTTCGCGGGATGGGCTACCTCAATTCCGATCGGCGGAACTGAAGCTGTAGACAAAGTAGCCGAGAAAAAAGCGATTCGTAAAGATTTGGCCATGATGCCATTCAAAGATCGCCGAGTGATTATTGACCAGACGCACAAACTGATTGCCAACATTAATGACATCGTAGCCGTTGATGCTGGAGCGATTGCAGCAAAATGGCATAGCAACTGGAAGCAATCAGGATATGACTACCGCGAAGATCATAAAGAGCGCGATGAGCTGGTCTATCTTATAAAAGGTAGCTGGGCAATCGAAAAAGGATACATAAAACCAATTAACGGATATACTGACGATATTACGACGCCCGGCGAAGAGGTATATTGCCGGTGTAGGTATCAGTATATTTATCATGTGGGAAAATTGCCTGAAGAAATGTTGACATCAAAAGGCAAAGAAGCGTTACAATCGCAAAAAATAACGTAGGGTTAACCCATGCCATTTGAATCAGAAAACCAACGAAAAGCTATGTACGCCGCTGCTGCGGGTAAAAGCAACATTGGTATTCCGCAATCAGTTGGTGAAAAATTCGTTAAACATGGTGAAGATGACGCTCAAGGCGAGTGGATGGAAAAAGTTATGCTGGCTGAAATGATTAAGCCAGATGAGATTCCAGAAGAACCTACCGTACTGTCAACTCCAAATTTAGAGCCAAAAGAAGATGCCGACCCTTGCTGGGAAGGCTACAAACAAATTGGCATGAAAGAAAAAGACGGTAAAACCGTACCAAATTGCGTACCAGACTCCGGCACCGAAAGCGAAGATGACGGTGGAAACCGCGAAGGTTCCCACTTTGTATTAGACGCCGTAAGCAAACGTGATGAGCTGCAAAGCATTCATGGCCATTTAGCTGAAATTGCTAAATTGGTTGAAAACTTTAAGTCTAGCGAAACCGTTGCTTCCGAAGTTACTGAAGATTGCCCTATGGCTGACGCAGCAATGCCGATTGATAAAGACGCGGGCGCTCTTGGCCGCGCGGCCGGCATTATGTTTATGTCGCCTGAAGGCGAAACATTATTGATTCGCAGAGGCAATGGCGGCGATTATCCCGGCACTTGGGCTGTACCCGGTGGCCATCAAGAATTAGGCGAAACTTTAGAAGAAGCAGCTCGCCGCGAATGCTTTGAAGAAACTGGCATTAAATACGAAGGCGCATTGGAAGTTCTTTATGATGACGGGCAATTTTGCACGTATATAGCAAAAGAAATGCCAAAAACTGACGTTAAATTAAATTACGAATCCACCGGTTTTGATTGGTGTGATCCAGCATCCCCTCCTCAGCCATTGCACCCCGGATTAAGTACTGCATTCAGAATTGCAATGATTAAGACTGAATTTGATGTAGCTGAGTTGATGAAAGAGGGAGTATTAACTAGCCCGCAGCCTTATGCCAATATGGATTTATTGGCTATTCGCATTACCGGAACTGGCTTGGCTTATCGCTCAAGTATTGGCGAACACGTTTGGCGTGATCCATCTTTATATTTGAACGACGATTTTTTAAAACGCTGTAATGGCTTAACAGTTATTATGGATCATCCTGAAAGCGCAGTTTTAACGACTGAAGAATTTAAAGATCGCGCAATCGGAAGTGTTATGTTGCCTTACATTAAAGGTGACGAAGTTTGGGGTATTGCTAAGATTTATGATGCGCCTGCAATGGAAGAAATTGCAAGAGGGTTGATACCCGGCGAAGAAGTTAGCACATCCCCGTCAGTAGTATTTGACAATACTGCTGGAAACACTACACTTACTACTGAGAATGGCGAGCCACTCTTGATAGAAGGTGTACCATTCCTTTTAGACCATATCGCTATCGTAACGAAAGCGCGTGGTTCTAAAGGAGTATGGGACAAAGGTGGCGATGCTGCTGGAGTACTTTTAACTAACCCTGAGGTGTCTGATATGACAAAAGAAATGATTGAGCCAAAGGCAGATGCCCAAGGCGAAAAACTTGATGCAATCCTGCAAGCAATTGGCAGCCTAGCAACTCGCGTGGACAGCATGGAAAAGAATATGCCTGCTGAACCATTAGTGACTGCTTCTGACAAGCGCAAAGATGAAGATGAATCCAAAGCCCGTAAGGACGAGGACGAAGAAGAAGCTAAGAAAGATTCTGAAGGCAAGGTAGAAATGCCAGCCGGAGAAATCAAATTCGACGAAGATGCAAAAAAAGACGAAGATGAAGCTATGTGTGACGAAGATGAAGAAGAAAAAGCTGCTAAAGCTGATGAAGAAGCGTCTAAGTACGCTGATGCACAAGCTAAAGCTGACTCAGTATTCGCCGCTTTCGGCAAAGCTGCTTCCCGTCCTTTAGCTGGTGAGGCTTTGTTGTCTTACCGTAAGCGTTTGTTGCGTGGCCTACAAGCCTATTCTGATTCATACAAAGAAGTGAATTTGAATTCTATTAAAGACGCTGCATTGCTCAATTTGGCTGAAAAGCAGATTTTTGCTGATGCTTTGAGCGCTGCTAAATCTCCAATGGTGTTTGCTGCTGACCAACTCATCGAAGTTAATGAGAAAGATCGTGCAGGCCGTACAATCACTAAATTCAAAGGTGCTATGTCTGCTTGGTTGGATGACTTTAAAGTTCCAGCTCTGCGCGCTACTGCATTCCATACTTCTAACAATCAACGATAAGGATAAGCCATGAGCGCACAAATCTCTCTCAATCCTATGGCAACAACCAACGCACTTGGTCTATTTTCGACTAATAGCAATGGTTTTACCCAAGGTGACGCACAAGACGATCCAGCAGTTAAGTTTCAACTGGCCGCTGGCGTATTAAGCACATCCGCTACTGCTCCATTATGGGGTGGTGTTCCAATTCAAGAGTTTGTTCCAGCTAATGGCACAAGCGTATTGGGTTCAACAATTTTGCAAGCAACTGGTTCTGCTGTTCCAACTGGTATTTGTGTATTTAACCAAGCGTTCGCTGGTATCACAACTCCATCTTCAACAGCTCCGTTGTATTCACCCGGCATGAGCGTTAACTACTACCGTTTTGGTAGCGGCGCGCGTATTCCTTTGGCAATCGAGCCAGCCTCAGTTTCTATTGATGGTCAATTAATCAGCACTACTGTTTACTTTGACTACACAAATAACTGGGTTACAGTAACTCAACCCGGCACACAAGCCGCGTTGCCAGTTAAAGTGTTGAAAGTAAGTACCAGCAATAACAAGACAGTTTCATATTCTAGCGTTACCGGAAATGCAAACTGGGTTACAACTGGCTATGTTGCTCTCTGCCTCATTTAATAAAGGAAAATAACTATGTCCGGCTTTGCACCTTCATTTGTAACCGTTAATCCGCACTTAATGTTGCCTGAACTGATTACTCAGTACAGTTTGGCTTCTGGTGCTTTCACAACCCTCGCGACAGAGAATCCAATGCCACGCCTCGGCGAAGCGGATCTCTATGTATACGCTAAGAAGATTCAGTTGACAACTCAAGTAGCAGCGAGCCAATCAACTTCTAACCAATTGCCTAGCGCATCGGTTATCCCTTCTATGATGTCTACAGCGACTTACCGCCTTCAGACACGCGCTCAGTACGACAACTTCGATGAAGCTGCTACTGGCGCATGGGGCTACGCATTGCCACAAGCTATGCGTTTGGCTGCACGTCAAGGTATTGCACAACAATTGCGTAACGCACTTCTCTATGGCTACAATCCAGCCAATGGCGAAGGCTTGCTCAATACTGCTGGCGCTACTACTGCAAACTTAGGTTCTGACACCAATGGCAACACTGGTTACAGCACTTGGGATTCTGGTCAGTTGGCTCAGTATATGTTGAACTTGATTGGCGCTTTGAAGGTTCGTACACTTCAAATCGGTCAACCATTACGCTTGGTTTTCCTTGCTCCACAACGCTTCATTAGCCAAATCTCTTACTCTGGCGTAGTGTCTTTGACACAATTCCAACGTATCGGTGCCGGTGTTGAAACTGCTGCTGGCTTGGTTGAAACTGTAGCTTCTTGGGCAGGCGGCGACGATGTATCTTTCGCTGCTGATGACACTTTGATTGGTCAAGGCGCTGGTGGTACTGATGCAATCTTGTTGATCGCTCCAGAATTGAAGATTCCTAAAGCAAACAACAATATCAATACCAACGTATTTGCGTCTTTGACTCCAAATATGACAGCTACTTCTTTGATGTTGACAGACGTATCAGCTCCAACTGAAATCCCTACTCCTATTGCTGACGGTGGTATTACTACCCTGTACACAATGCGTAGCACTTCAGGCTGGGGTATCCGTCCAGAAGCATTGACGATCCTATCTGCTGCTTACTAAGTATCAGGTTTTGCAGAAAGCCCCGCCAAAAGCGGGGTTTTTTGTTATAGTATTAAACATCGTGTGATGCCGATATGTTTTCTATGGGGAGCCGGGAACCCTTAAAAAAGGTTCCGCATCATCGGTTCCCCACCCCATTTGGGAGAATTAAATGAAATTATTTATAGCCAATTGCAGTAAACAGGAATGTCATTTCACTTACATGATTCCTGAGAATCCACGTCCTTTTTCGCATCATATTCGCGCTGGCGGCCAAATTCAGATTGATGGCAACCAACCGACTATTGACGCGATTGTGAACCAACACGCTATTTACGGCATGATGGATGTTAAGAAAGTCAAAAAAGGCTTTGGTGGCCTATGCTATGCCATTGACAAGCCTATTAGCGTTGAAGCTATTGAAAGCGGTTTTACTCAATCCGATCAGGAGATGATTGACCGCGCTCAACAAGCTCGCAATGCGACAGCGGCTGCTGCCGATCAGATCCTAGCTAATAAAGCTCAAGAAATGGGCTTGAAGCAAAAGTCTGGCTTGGAAGTAGAAATTGTTGAAGATAAGAAAAATGCGGCTGACAATGGCGAGAAATTTAATCAAACCATTGAAGTTGTACGCGAAGGTGTACAACCAATTAAAGGACGCGGGCGCCCTAAGAAGTAAGAAAAATCCCCGCCAAGGCGGGGGTTTTTTATTTTTTGGCTTTAAGAACGGCCATTAATTTAGCAAACTGATCTTGTTTGCCTAAGGCAGCAATAGTTTTTTCTAAATCAGCAACAGCGTTTGAGCCAGAAAAAACTTCTGGTGCGGGGGTAGGAGCAGGCGCTTCTACCACTGGCGTAGCTAGAACTTCAGTAACATCAATAGTGTCTACAGATGTATCGGTAATTTTTGTGGCCATATAATTCTCCTTGTAAATAGCTAATTCTACGGTAAATAGTGTACACTAAGAAAAATTCTTTGCTAGGGTCATAATATGGCAAGTCCTATCGCTGCAACTCCTACTCTTGACGGGTTTATCGCTTGGTCAAGAGAAGTTATGGGCATTCCTACCACAGCCATCGCTGATAACGATCCCGGCTATGCTTACGCATATCAAGTATCTTTAGACTTAACTCCGCTTGATTTTTCTGGCACTTTATCAGACATCTACGTTTTGACTGTCTACAATTTTGCTGGAAGCCTGCTAATTCAATGGCAACAAGACTTACCCGGCCAAACCTATTTTGAAGAATTGCGCGCTAAGTACAATATGAACGGCTTTGTGGCCGGCGTAATTAGCTCTGCATCTGACGTATCAACCAGCCAAACTTTGGCGGTGGGCAAAGGTTTACAAAACTTGGATCTTCTTAGCTTACAAGCTATTAAGAACCCTTATGGCCGTCAAGCTATGGCTTTCATGCAAACTCTTGGAACCCTCTGGGGATTAAGCTAATGAAGTTACACCTCGGCGTTATTGAGGTTCCAGAACCAGAAGGCGGTACATCTTATACCGTTGGTAAGGATTTGGAAGAACGCTACGGTGTTTTTTCGATGTTTTACAACACTTACGAAGATTTTATAGCTAAAGAACTGGCTGAAGATGCTGGCCGCGCGCTTATTAACATGGTAAACGGCAATCCACCAAGCGAGCCTTTTGCTAATTCAACAGCTGAAATAGACAATAAATTTCACTATTTCATTACTTCTAGCGAAGTTGAACAAGTCGCGGGTAAATTTGGCGAACAAGGGATTCCAACTCAAGCAGCGTTAGACGGGTTAACCCTTAGAACTGCTCAAGGAAAAACCATTAGCAAAGTTCGCAAAGGCCAAAAATTTAAAAAAGTACAGGGCGCGCGTCGTCCATCCTTTATTTATTCTGGCGTATTTGAAGCCTCTTTGAAAACATGGATTGAAACATGAGCGCCATAGAAGCCGCAAACGGAAAAGGACAACTTGCGTCAGGTTTGGCGCAAGGCGTCAATACGATTTCTGAAAATCAGACAGTTACTTTTACCCTTTACGTAAAATTGATACTTCCTTTGGATGGCTACGTATTTTGGGTAAATGCCAGCCTTTTGACTGATTCCGCGATCTATAACGCAACACAATATAACCGATTGCTGTATAACAGCGATCCAACACCGATTCCAGCAAGGCAAGTAACCGCCCAAGGCTCAATGCACTATGCTTCGGACGTAAACCAATTAGAGGATCGCCAAGCTGTATTTAACAGTATGATTTTTACTTCATTAGAGCCATTAGTAGACTTTAACGAAGTAAGCCCAACAATGATGTATGTTGGTACTTTTGATGGTTTTAAATTTGCGTTTAATAGCCGCGCTAATTTTTACAAAGCTGCCGATTTGTACCATTATCGCGGCAACTCCCTGTATTCAATTATGGACACCCAGCTCATTGATTCAATGACTGGTTTTGATACTACGAACGTAATTGTGTCCAATAGCCTTCCAATTTGGCTAACTTTAAACCAATATTTCCCTATGTACCCATCTTACTTGGTGGATCAAAATATTGCCCCGCCTTACGCGGCCGTCGATATTGACCCAAGGCAAACCATTGCCTTGCAATCTGCGCCATTGATAACGCGAAATACCTCGCACTATCAATTGGTAAAAGATACAGTTAAGATTACAATATATGGAACTCGGAATTACAATGCTTTAGACTTCCAAGACTACGTACTTCAATACAGCATGGATACTGACAATATTGGGCTTCTCAATATGCCAGTAATTCAAGATGAGAAAGTTACGCAGTCCGATTTCGGTATCATTGCAATGAAGAAAAGTATTACTTTTGAAGTAAGTTATTACCAAAGTCGCGTTCAAGATATAGCTCGTAAATATATTGAACACGCCTTTATTAGCGTCACCCCAGCAGTCAACCCAACTTAGTGTAAAAAAGGAGCTTCACATGGCAATCACTTCATCCCCAATCAACCAAGGCGGTGCTTTAATTACAGCCCAAGGTACAAAAACATTTTTTAACGTAACTGCTGACACTTTAGTTAAAGCTAAATCTGGTCGCGTTGCTAAAGTTAGCGTAATTGTAGCTGGTTCTGTTGCTGGCTCAGTAAATGATGCGGCTACTATCGGTGGTGCTGCTACAGCAAATGAAATCGCTGTAATCCCAAATACTGTAGGTGTTTATAACATTGACTTCCCTGTTTCTAATGGCATCGTCATTAAAGCTGGTACAGGCAATACTATCGCTGTTAGCTACATTTAATTAGGGGGCAAAAATGCCAAATATTGTCAATGTAAGTGTTACCCAACAGGTAGCACCTGCACCATCAACTCTACAAAGAACTGGTGCATTTGTATCGCAAGGCGGAACTACTTTAGTTGCAGGTTCAATTCAACTTTTAACACAAGCAAGTGATTTATCCAGCATTTTAAGAGGTTCTACAACTATCTCAACTATGGTATTAAGTGCTGGTACTGTAACTGTTACTACTGCAACTCCACATGGCATCCCTACAGGCGATGTTGTTGAAGTAATTATCGCTGGTGTAATTCCAACAGCCTATAACGGTACAGTTAATGCTACTTCTACAGGAGCAACCACTTTTACTTATGTATTAGCAGGAAGCCCCGGAGTAGTGACAACTCAAGGTGTTATGACTTTGGACGATGTTCAAGAACTGGTAGCAATGAATACAACCTTCTTTGCTCAAGGTTCAAACCAAGCAGTTTATGTTCTTGAATTAGGAATAGGTACTGCCGCACAAGGTGTAACTGCATTAAATTCTTATATCTTAAATCCTACAGTTAGATTCTATAGCTATTTGTTGCCTAAGACTTGGGATACAGAGCCTACTGCATGGGCAATGGCTAATACCTATACAGGTACTACTGCTCAGTTATATTTTTATGTAACAACAACAATTGCAACCTATAGCAACTGGGAAACCTTTAAATCAGTATTTGCAACTGTTCAAAGCCCAAGCGCACCTGTAACTGAATTTAGTGCATCAGCTATTTTTTGGACTACTTTAAGTTACAACCCAAATTCAAGCAATTTAGCGCATCCACTAGCATTTACTTATGTTTATGCAGTTACTCCTTATGTTTTAACTAACACTTTACAAACTCAATTAAAAGCCGCTGGCGTTAATTGGATTGGTACAGGTGCAGAAGGTGGCATTAGTAATAAAGTCATTTTCTGGGGAACTTTCATGGATTTAAATCCGTTTAACTACTGGTATTCAGTAGATTGGATGGCAATTAATGTTGAAATTTCTCTTGCTAATGCAATTATTAACGGTAGCAACTTGCCTACAAATCCTTTGTACTATAACCAAGCTGGTATTAATACATTGCAAAAAGTGGCACAAGCAACTACTAATAATGGTATTGCTTTTGGTCTGGTTCTTTCTCCTGCAACAGTTCAAGCTGTTCCGTTTAGTACTTATGTGGCACAAAATCCTAGTGATTATGCTACTGGCACATACAATGGTTTAAGCTTAACTTTTGTACCAGCAAGAGGTTTCACCGAAATCACTATTTACTTAACCGCATCTAACATTCCAGTCTAGGAGTAAATAATGTCTAATCCTCAAATTCAACAAGGCACATTAAATAGACTACTAGCAAGTGTTGTTTATGCTGATTTTCCTCAGCTAAATGTTACTTCTGGTTATTTAGCTAAAGAAGCAATTAGTATTGCCTTTGATGGCGATACTTCTTTGCTTATTGGCACATTAACAAGTGCTGTTACAAGTCCAGAACCTTATGTTTATGGCACAGTAACCATGCATCTGCTAAGAACTCAAGCATTAGGTAATGCTTACAAAACTCAAGTAGAAACTAATACTACTATGGGTTCTGTAACTGTATATCCCGATTCAACAGCTTTGTCACCATTTCAGTTAAATAACTGTGTGTTGCAAACTGTTCAGGAAATGCCTTTTGATGGTACTCAAGCAAGTTTGGTTATTCGTTTGCGTGGCGTATACAACATTAACTCTACTCTATACACAGTTTCATAAAGGATAAAAAGTGAAAATTGATCGGAATCTTAACCTTGTGATGCAGGTTCAGACCGAAAAGAATGGCACAGTTCATGTTCATTCTTCTTCGATAAGTCGATCTGTATTTGAACAATTTTATTTAGAAATAGGTAAAGTATTTAGTCAATGTTTTGATAGCATTAATCAAGCACATTTAGCTCTATCTGCACCTCAATTAGCTTATCCAGCTTTAAAATCAATATCTATTAAAGAGGGAAATTGGGACAGTCCGGGTGGAGTTAAGTTTGGCTTGGTTAATGAAATCATTAGGTTAACCAATGTATTAGTAAGTACTGAAAAAGGCTGGGAAACAGTTCCTTTTGATATTGCAGTTAAAAGAGAATTGCTTAATGAAGATGAAGAAGCTGAAATTTTAAGTGCTTTAGTTTTTTTTACAGCAATCTCCAAGGTAGCCCCGAAAGACCTGAAAAATTCTTTCTTGGAGATGGCAGGGGCATTACGAAACTGGGTACTTACATCTTTGGATTGTACGGAGTATCTGAATGGTTTGCCGATATTGACAAAGAAAGAGAGTACTGGAAAGAAAGCCAAGGAATCATTGCTTATATCCTAGACTTTTTTAGTACAACTGGTTTTGCTGAGTTTATGAAAGAATTTGGTAATAAATGGGTTGATGTGCAAGAATACAGACAAAGGCATTTATTAAAGGCTATTAATAGTAAGTCACTTTTTTAATCGAGGTAAAACATGGCAACAAAGTCGATTATTGAAATTGACATTCAAGATGAAAAATTTAAAGCCTTTGTCAAAGATTTTGAAAAATTAAAAAATGCTCAAAAAGCTTTTGGTAAAAGCTGGGATGACATTAATAAAAAAATTAATCAAAGCGATGCCAATTTAAAGAAATTTGAAAAAACTTGGAAAGACATTGAAAAAGCGGCAAAAGATGCTGGAGCAGCTTTTTCTGGTGTTGCAAGTAGTACCTATAGTATTGCCAAAAATGTAGCTTCTACTACCCTTTCTTTGGGTAAATGGCTCACTATTGGAGCAACTGTAGGCGGATTTGGTTTAGGTGGATTAGCTGTTTCTGCTAGTGATTATCGTAGGAGAGCACAAGGGTACGGAACTTCAACTGGTGCTTTAAGAGCCGCTGAAGTTACTTTGGGTAGATATATTAATACTGAATCTACTTTTTCAAATCTTGCTGATATTCAATCAGATTTAAGCAAAAAACAGATTTATGCCCGTTTAGGTGGTCAAAATGGTCAAACTAGTGAACAGGCATTGCCTACAATTATTCAAAATGCTGTTAAATTATTTAATCAAGGTGGCAAAACTCAACAATTTGCAGAAGCTACTGGTTTAACTCAAGTATTCACAATGGAAGAATTGAGAAGGCTATCTTCCCTTAGTAGAGAAGAACTTTCCAAAACCATTGAAGCTTATCAAGAAAATCGTAGAAAATTGTCTGTTACAGACCAACAAAGTGCCTTATGGCAAGACTTTTGGTACAAGTTAAGGGAATCAGGTCAGACTTTAGAAACGGGATTTATAAAGGCTTTACAAGGAGCTATTCCAGAGCTTATTGCATTATCTGGAACTGTTACTGATGCAATTATGGCTTTCCTTAAAAGTGGGGAAATGCAAAAAGCAATTGAAGATTTTGTTTCTTATATAGATCGTGGTGAATTTAAAGAAGATATATCAGCAGTATTTACTGCTCTTAAAGATTTAGCAGGATTTATTAATGACACTTTTGGTTTCATGAGAAACCGAAAAGAAGATTTAAGACAGTTTGGAGAAAAAGTATTTGGTGATTCTACTGATATAGCGGCTCGTGGAGCTAAAAATCAAACAGAATTATCTACTGTGGCTACTAAAGCTTTTATGGGTTATGGATTGACCAAAGAACAGTCAACAGGAATTGTAGGTAATTTTCTTCAAGAAAGCGGTTTAAATACTAGTGCTGTTGGAGATAACGGAAAAGCCTATGGAATTGGTCAATGGCATCCTGATAGGCAAGCTTTGTTTGGAAAATTATATGGTCATGATATTCATTCTAGCAATTTGTCAGAACAAATAGATTTTGCTATGTACGAATTAAAAAATACAGAACAAAAAGCATATAAAGATTTATTAAAACAATCTACTGCTGCTGGTTCTGCTGAAGTCATTATGAGAGAGTATGAAAGACCAGCAGAAAGTACTGCTAATTTAGCTAAACGGGTTCAATTTGCCAATACAATTAACCTTGTTGTAAGTCAGCAAACTGGTGGTAATACCAATGTTACTGCTAATTCCTTGCCGGGAGCACAAACACAATGAGTTCAATAGGACAAACCGTATTTTCAGTAGCCTATGAAGATTCGCCAATTATTTTTCAAGACGGTATTGCTCAATTTGTTGGTGGTTATCTTCCTGTTACCTTAATTACAGAGGTATTTGATGTGCCGGGACTTCTTGGCGGTCAATTATTTGCAAAATACAAACCAATGCCGGGCGGTAGTTTAGCTGATTGGCAAATTGCTGAATATCCATTTGCCAGCCTTCAAGTTGCGGCTAATGCTGTAATTCAACAGCCTTTAAAAATAAGTATGATGATGATATGTCCAGCGCAAAATCATGGCGGATATATATTTAAACAAGCTATTTTGACTGCTTTAAAAATAGCAGTAGAAAGCCATATTTTATCTGGTGGTAGTTTTACAGTTATTACCCCTGCTTTTACTTATACAAATTGTTTACTAACAGGTCTTAGGGATATAACTCCACCTTCAGATAAACAAGTTCAATATTTATTTCAATGGGATTTTGTTCAACCATTGATTACTGCTTCTGGTGCTCAACAAGTTTTAAGCAATTTAATGAATAAATTTGAAGGTGGGTTGCCAGCTTCATTTAATCTCAATTCCCCTTGGGGTCAGCCTACTAGCACGGATGTTCCTGTTTACAACAGTTTAGCTCCCGGAGAAAGTATTGTTCCATGACAACTATTGTTAATTTTGCTCCAGCCGCAACTGCTAATTTTGAATTTAATTGCACATTAGATGGTAAAAGTTATGTAGCTGTTTGTACCTATAACAATTATTCTCCAAGATATTACATTTCTATTTATGATTCTTTTAGAAATCTAATAATGATTAGACCCATTGTTGGAAGTCCAGATAACTATGACATTAATATGTTATTTGGGTATTTCACAACTTCTACAATGATTTACAGGGTTAATGGCAGTAATTTTGAAATTAATCCATGAGATACTATGCAATTACTATTAGTCCAAGCAGTCAAAGCACAACAAGCTTTGCGCCATTTACTATTAGTACTTTAACTTCTGCCAAAACCAATAATGGATCTGCTTTATTGGTTGAATTAGATATATTTGAAACTTTTTATCATCAACCAGCACAAAATGGTTATATCAAGATAAAAGGCGTTCCATTCCCATATATAAATCAAGCATCCAATTTTAATTTTGCAAGTATTAAAGTTGAAGTTGGTATGTCTAAGGGTTTACCCTACGCTAATCCAAAACAAGCTGGTTTAATTCTTGATGGAACTATTCTTCAAGCATTTGGAAATTGGCAAGGCAATGAAGTTAGTTTAGATTTGGTTATCGGACCAGCAACTTATGATCCAAATATTGATGTAAATCTTCCGTTTGTGTGGGAAGAAGGTCAAACATTAGAATCTGCTGTAAGACAAACATTATCCATTGCTTACAATGGCGTTCCAATTAATGGAAAATTTAGTGATAATTTGATTTATACAGAAGATTTATGGGGATTTAATTACAAAAATCTTCTTGCTTTTGGTCAAGCAATCAATGAATTAAGCAAACAAGTGCTTCCAGATCCAGATTATTCAGGGGCAAGCATAGCTAATACATCTACTGGTTTTTTACTTTTTGACAATACTTATACGCCAACTAAGACTACAGAACTTCAATCTACAGATATTATTGGAAATATTACTTGGATCAATGTTAATACCATTCAGATAAAGGTAGTCATGAGAAGTGATATTGAGCTAGGTCAATATATTACTGTTCCAAAAGGAATACCTGTAATAAATTTGATTAATAATTATTCTCAATATAGATATACTTATGCCTTTAAAGGTAACTTTATTGTTAATTCAGTTCGTCATGTAGGAAACAGTCGTCAAGCTGATGCAAATAGCTGGGTAACTGTTATTAACGCATATATATCGCCATGAGCCAAACCCAAAAAACGCCCCTAGCAACTAGCCTTAATAATTTTGCTCAAAAGAAAATTGAAGATTATTTGCAAACTCAAGGGCAAATTTTGCCTTGTTCTGTAGTGGCTGTTAATGGTTCTATTGTTACTGTTAACTTTGAAGTTTCTTCTCCAAATTTAACTATTCCTCAAATAACAGTTCCTATTGCAGAAAGCCAATATACAAGGCTTCCTATTCAAGTTGGTGATACAGGTATCTGTATAGCCGCTGACACCAGATTAGGGGGCATTACAGGTCTTGGAACAGGAAAAGCACCATTAGGTCAACCATCTAATTTAGGTGGATTGGTATTTCTTCCAATAAGCAATAAAAACTGGTTTTCAGTAAATGGGCAATATTTGGTTTTATATGGTCCGTCTGGCGTAGAAATAACCACTATTCATCAAGATTGCAAGCTGACATTAAATTCATCAGGGATTACAATAGACCTTAATGGTGGAAACTTAATTGTAAATAATGGAAATACGACCATGAATGGTAATTTAACAGTTAATGGTCTTATTACAGGTACTCAAGGATTCCATATTACAGGCGGTACTGGTGGAACTATGAATATTACTGGAGATATTAATCAAACTGGTAATTTTGCCAATACTGGGAATCTTACTAATAACGGTAAAAATGTTGGTAGTACTCATGAACATTCTGGAGTTCAAACTGGATCAAGCAATACTGGAGCACCAATATGAGAACTTATGGCATAAACGAATCAGGTCAATGGGTAGAAGTTACAGAAACTAGCTATATTTGGTTGGCAACTTTGGCTCAAACCCTTCGTTTAAATCAAGGCGAAAGTCCTTTTTATGCCAATTATGGGATTCCTGCTTATGATGCAGTAATGACACAAGTTGCTCCTAACTTGGCTATTAATACAACTCAACAGCAATATGCTCCATATTTTGCAAGTCTTTCTGTTTATAAAGACCCAAATATTGCTGATCCTACATATAGAATATCAGCAGTATTCCAAAATGGAACAACTATTCAAACTACGGTGGCAACATAATGGCAACTATTACTACTGCTGGTGCTATACCAGCAACTCCTACAGAACTTCTTAATGAAGAATTAGCTGCGGCTACTGCACTAGCTCCCGGTCTTACTGCTAACTTACCGGGATCTTTAATAGAAGATTTGTCCTCTACTGCTGCTGGTGCTTTAATTGTTCAAGATCAAGGATATGTTGATCTTATTAACTCTATAAGTCCATATACAGCCAATGCCACAATTTTGTATCAATTGGGTGCTGTTTATGGCGTTCAACAAGGACAAGGATCAAATACTTCTGTATTTGTTGTGTTTACAGGAACTGTTGGATTTGTAATTCCTATAGGTTTTACAGTTTCTAATGGTAGTTATCAATATACAGTTCAAGATGGCGGAATTATCGGTTCTGCTGGAGTAAGCGCATCTTTGTATTGTCTTGCAACAACTTTTGGCACATGGGCTGTACCAGCTAATTCAGTAACGCAATTAATTACATCTGTTCCATCAGGGATTACCCTTACCTGTACAAATCCATCGGCAGGATTAATTGGCACTACTGCTCAAACTTTGCCTGATTATCAAGCTCAAGTTATTCAAGCAGGATTGGCTGTAGCTCAAGGTATGCCAACCTTTCTTAGAACTCAATTAGAAAAAGTATCTGGAGTTCAAGCAAGATTAATTGGTATTCGTGTTGCTGGCACAAATCAATGGGAAATTATTGTTGGCGGTGGCGATCCTTATCAAGTGGCTAATGCTATTTTTACAGGTGTATTTGATATTTCCACTCTTGTCGGATCAACTACAACTGCAAGAAATGTAACTGTATCTATTGATGACTATCCAGATACATACAGTATTACTTATGTAAATCCACCACAACAAACTGTTGCAGTAACAGTTACATGGAATACAGTATCAACAAACTATGTATCAGCTACAGCAGTAGCTCAATTAGCTAATCCTGCAATTGTAAATTATATAAATAGCATTTCAGTAGGTCAGCCTATTAATAATTATGAATTACAAAATGCTTTTCAAAATGCTGTTCAGTCTATTTTGCCAATTAATTTAATATCTAAAATTAATACTGCTGTTTACATTAATGGTACATTAACACCCCCTGCAACAGGAACTTTGTTGATTTATGGTGATCCTGAAAGTTATTTTCAAGCAAGTACAAGCTCGATAACCATTGTTCAAGGTTAAGAATGATAAAAGCAATTCTTCCTTCATATTTGTATCAGCAATATACCAATAATGATACAACTAAATATTTGCAAGCATTTTTTGATGCTTATAATCAATTGTCGCAAACAAATTTAGATACAATAAATGCGTTAAATTTACCTGATTACACTACTAAAACAGGTGCTCTTTTAGATTGGGTTGGAACAGGAATTTATGGTATTCCTAGACCTACTTTTGCATTAGGAACTTACAGCTATTTAGGGGAGTACGATACAGTACCCTATGATACTTTAGCCTATAACGCTGAAAAAGTAATTGCTCCATCTAGTTTTTATGTAACCAATGATGATTACTATAAAAGAATTATTACTTGGAACTACTATGAAGGGGACGGGAATCAATTTAATACAACTTGGTTAAAAAGAAGAATTCAAAGATTTTTACAAGGTGTTAATGGTTATTTGCCTGTTTTAGATAATACTTATCAAATTAGTATTACTTTTGCTTCTTTAAATGTTGTGAATATTAATATTGCAACAGGTAATTTAACTGCAAGTGCCCCAATTTTAAATGCTGGTATTCAAGCAGGTGTTTTACAACTGCCATTCCAGTATACTTACAATGTCACTTATTAAGGCATAATTTATGACTACCTTGTTATACGCCAATAATGCTATTACAGCTTTATCTTCTCCAATTACTACTTCAAGTACAGTAATTTCTGTAGCTCCGGGTACAGGAAATCTTTTTCCATCTCCTACTTCTGGACAAAGTTTTAGGATTACTTTAACTGATGCTTCAACTGGTTTAATTTATGAAATTTTAGACTGTACTTCTAGATCTGGAGATTCTTTAACTGTTTCCAGAGCACAAGAAGGGACTACAGCTAGGTCATGGTTTGCTGGCGATAAAGTTTCTATGTTCCCAACAGCCGGAACAATGCAAAATTTAGCTCAAAATAATGGATATGGAGCTAATGGAAATTGGAATATTAATATTTTAGGCAATGCCGCAACTGTAACTAATGGTGTTTACAATGATGGTGGCACTTATGGAATTAATATTTCAGGCAATGCAAATACCGCAAATACCGCCAATTTTGCTACTAATGCTACCAATGCTACTAATGCTACTAATGCTACCAATGCTACTAATGCTACTAATGCTACTAATGCTACCAATGCTACTAATTCAGTTACACAAGGTTTAGGTAATCAATCTACCCTAATTGCTACTACAGCTTTTGCTAATCCCGGTTCTTCTTTGGCACAAAGTGGATATACAAGATTGCCAAATGGTTTAATTATTCAAACTTTAGCTTTTGGTGATTTTAGTTGGTCTAGCAATGTAAATAGAGTTTTTAGCCTTCCATTAAATTTTCCAAATGCGGCTTTTGTTGTAACAGTAAGTACATCTAATACTGATTATGCTTGCCCTGCTAATGCTTTTTTTGTAAGTAATAGTCAAGTTGGTGTTTGTATTAATACAAGTGGTGCTTCTAGTGCTCAAACATTTAATTTAATTGCTATAGGATTTTAATATGTCCCAAAAATACGCTGGTTATAATTCAGAAGGAAATATTACAGGATTTTNTGNNTC